CGTTGCTCCATTAAGTATAGCTGTTGTACCTTGATTCCCCAGTAATTTACCAGTAAAACTAATATTACCAGCTGCAGTGTCTCCAGTATCGCTTCTTAAAAATTGTGTTGAATCTAAATTGTCTAAAGTTGAAGCATTAGAGTTAGATGGTAATGAAAACCAACTGAATGTTCCATCTCCATCTGATTTTAATACTTGTCCATTACTTCCATTACCAGATACATTTAGTTTAGCTGCATTTATAGCATTATCAGCAATATAAGCACTAGCTATAGCTGTACCATTCCAAGTACCAGTTGTTACAATTCCAGTTTCCCCTACTTTAAATACAGGAGTTGTACTAGCGTTAGCACATATTTCAAAAAAAGCATTTGTTTGATTATTGTTTGCATCAATATTAAGTCTAATATTTCCAGGAGAGTCTAAATGTCCTACGCCACCAGAACCCCTTCTTAAAGTAAAGTTAGTTGTATCTATTGTGTTGTCATCTACAGATAGTTCAATACCGCCTTTAACATCTAATGCTCTTGCAGGTAATCCAGAAGTCCAACCAATTCCCAGCCTTCCAGGCATTAGAATATTGTTATCACCACTAATCCACATTGATAAAGATGGAGTTATAGCATCTCTACTTCCACTTGATGCACCAGTATCATTGTAAAATTTTAATGCACCTCCATTGTCAAATTCTATATATGAAGAACCGCCATAAAGTCCTTGTGTATAAGTATATCCTGAAGAATTGTCAGTAGTTATATCAAGATTAAACGCTTGTAAAAACTCTCTACCGCCACTATGACGCATTTCATAAATTTGTAATTGTCTATCATTATTATTACCACTTCTATGTATTCTAAGTTTTTCTTTTACGCCATAAGTATTGCTAGGGTCATTGCCTTGTATAGATAAGTATTGACCAGCAAATTGCAAACTTGATTCACCACTAATAGTTGTGCTACCACTCGCAGTTAGCACGTTGTTATCAGTCATTCCAGTAACGCTTGTGATTGTACCAACTGATGGTGTTGACAATACTAACGTACCATCTGAATCTTGATATGTAACTACTTTTCCGTCATTACCAGAATTGCTAGTAGGAAAGTCTGCTATATCTTGCAATAAAGTATCTTGTGCTTGAATATTAGTACCAACAACAAGACCTAAATCAGTTCTTACACCAGCAGCACTTCTACCTTCTATCGTATTATTATCTGTAAATCTAGCGTATTCTTGAGCTACAGGACTACCGCTAGTATCTACTGTACCAGTATTTGATGTTAGTCCACTAATTCTAGATGTTACATGGTCGTATATAGCATTACCAGTTGCTAAAGTTGTAGCACCATCTGATACTGCTGCAGTTGTAACTGTAGAACCAGTAATTTCAACTATTTCTTGACCAGATGAATTTGTAGGGTCATGAATATACAATTTATTATTTGCATAGTCATATCCTAGCTCGTATGATGAAATATCGCTAGTATCAGGTGCGCCAGACCCACGTCTAATCTTTATTTTGTTATAACTCAATTAGTACTCCTATTAAGACCAAGTTCCACAATCTATAGTAGAACTATGTGCTGTAAATTTTACTAAGTCTGACATAAGCCAAAACTTATCACTTGCTAAATTTTGCCATTTAATGTATGGTTTGTTAGAGTGTGTTCCAATAGTAATACCAGCTCCGTCAGTTGAAGCACCATTACCATCTGGGTCCGTAGAAATGTTAGCTGCTAATACAATGTTTTTATCGTCAACTGTTACTGTTGTTGATTCTACGGTAGTAACTCCACCTTCTACTGTTAAATTACCGCCAATGTTCCAGTCACCAACTACTCCACAATTACCAGCTAAAGTAACATTGTCAATAATTTTATCCGCTGTTACATTGTTGTCTTTAATTTCGTCTGTTCCTACTGAATTATTTGCCATTTTGTCAAGACTTACTGCATTTGTAGCTAAAGCCCCGTTAGTTACTGCATTATTTGCGATATTACCAACTACTACTGCATTATCTGCTAAATCTCCAGCTTCAATACCGTCAGCTGCAATACTTACTGCTCCACTTGATACGCTAAAGTTCGTACTGTTAAAAGATGCAATACCTTTGTTAGATGCTGTTGCATCTTCAGCACTAATTGTTACATTTCCTGTAGCCCCAGATATATCAATACCTTCTCCTGCTACGTTTGTAGCTACATAATTACCTGAAGTTTGGGTACCTAAAGTAACCCCACCTGCTTTAATTGTAGTAAAACCATCTCCTGTAACTGCAAAATCAGCATTACTAAAACTTGCTTTACCTTCAGTAGCTCCAGCAGCATTTGCCCCTGCTGTTGCTAATGGAACTGCATTAAGAATATTTTGTTGAATATCTACAATAAATCCAGAATTAGCATTGTCTTTACCACCGATATATAATTTACCTCCAGTACCATCGTTGTTTAACCAACCTAATTCTCCATATGCTAACTGTGCATTTACTCCCGTCCCAGAAGGAGGGGTTGCACCGTCATAAGCACTTTTTTTAATCTGTATTACATTTGCCATTTTTTTCTCCTATGAGACTAAAAGTCTCCCCCGTATATGTTTTCGTTTTGTAACAAAACTTGTGCGTCTGTTACACTTATTGTTGTTTGTCCACCAGATTCTGATGTAGAAATTCCTGTTCCTGCTACAATATCTGATGAAAAATTATCTGCATTAGTTATAATAACGTCAGCAGTTCCATTGTCTGTTTTTAGTTTATTATCGTCGTAAAAAACTAATTTTTTATATACATCTTTAATTTTGTTTGGTCCTGTTAATGTTCCGCCCATTATGTTGTTACTCCTATATCATTATATGTTGGTTCACTTACTACTGCCACATTACCATAACTAGCATCAGATGGTACTGATATATTAGAAAAAGTAGCTGAACTAACTGATATGTTAGTAAAAGTTCTATCTGCAGGTATTGCAACATTAGATAATGATACATCTGCTGGTATATTTACATCTGCAAAATTACCGTCAGTGTTATCATTAAAATGTTGAAATAGCTCATTAAAACCTCTATTAATATCACTTAATGCAGCTAAACCAAAGTTTCCTTTTCGCCAAGTATTTGCCATTTTAGTCTCCTATCAATATAACAGTTACAGTAGCTTCATTTACATTATCACTATATGCATCTACTTCTATTTTGCAATTAGCTAAAGTACCTCCTACCAATGGAATACAAACCGATTCTCCTAAAGCTAATTGTGCGTGTTCTACTGAGCCATGAAAAACTTTAACCCAATTAACAGTACCTAAAACGCTATCAAATTTAACATAAAATGCTTTTACTCCATTAGCACTTGGTTCAGAACCTGAAGTTGTTGCATTTCCTTCAAAAGCTACCGCATTATCTGTTAGAGCTGCACCACCATTAGTCGTTATATTTGCAACGCCTACATATTTAATTGCTTTATCATCAGTATAAGTTGATTCATAAGAACCTGAAGCTGAACCTACTTTTGCATCTACATGAAAAGTGGTGTATGTTGTATTGCCATTATTTGTTACTATTTCACTAGCATCTATATGTGCTTGTAACGAATTTTTAATAATTAATTTATTAGCCATTTATTTCCCCTTTAATAACTAGATTGTTGTACTCTTCTAAATCCAGATATTCTGCCACGATTAGCAAACATCTTTCCTTCTTTTACTCCTTTTTCAAATTTTTTCTCAAAATATGGAGCCATTTGTATCATTTCTGGTTTATATTCATATCCTTTTTGTATAGCTTTATCTACAAGATATTGATGAAACTGTAAAGGTAAATCACTTTCTTCTGTCATTGCAGCAGTACTAACATCCAAAGTAGTAAAATGATTTCCTTTTTTATAGTAGAATAAAGTAACAGTTAAAGCAGAAGATAAACTAGCATATCTATTTTTTTCTGATTCTAATGAATCGTATACAGCTAATCCAATAGAATCTCTTTCTATCCACCATACGTTTTCTTTTGTTGATTTTACAGTAGCCATTAGCTTATATCCCTATATTTAGGTCGACCTTGCAACCTTTTAATTGTTAAATGTTCACCATCAGTATTTTCCAAGTCAACTGATTTAATTTCTAAGATAGTATCTTTTAAACCATAAAATCTTTGTGTTGCTACTGTTTCAAATTGTGTAGCTTCATCCAATAATAAAGTTCTAGAAGAAAATTCATCAGATGCTTCATTAAGCATTATAATAATTTCGTTTGCACTTAATTCTGGATGATGTTTTTTAACTTGGTCTATCATTGCTTGTAATTTCATTCTGAGCTCTCCTTACTTCTTGTTGTGGTACATATTGTTGTAAAAATGCTACCAAGTCAGCAACTACATTTTGGTATTGTTGCTGTAACCATTGATAGTCCGTATTAATTTTTTGTAATTGTGTTGTAAAGTTTTGAACTTCCTTAGCTACTTCCTGAGAATATCCTTGTAATTCTGTAGCGTAAGAATTTATCTTAGATGAATTATCTTGAATTGCTTCTTGCATATTAGCTGTTGCATTTTGTAAAGCTAAAGCTTGGTCTGCTTGTTTATTAGCTAAACTAACTTGTGTAGCTGATTGCGCATTTGAAAGAGCACTTTGCAAATCAGCTTGATGTTCTGCAAGTTCAGCTTGTAACTCAGCTTGATATCTTATATTTTCTTCATTAAAGGAATTTAAACTATTTTGTATATCAGCTTGATATTTATTTAGTTCTGTATTTCTCTTTGAAGTCCATAGTTGCATTTCTTTTTCTAAATTAGATTGATATTGCTGTATTTCTTTTTGAACGTTAGCAGAGTATACTTGAGTTTCAGATTGATATTTTTGTATAGCTTGAGAATCTTCATTAGATTCTATACCTGCTTGTTCTATTTTTCTTTGCATTTCAGATTGATATTTAGTTACACCTTCTTGAAATTCATTTAAATTATTTTGCATATCAGATTGGTATTTTTGTATTTGTTGTGAATTTTTGCTTAATACTACTTGTGCTAATTCTACATCTTCTGCAGCAATTAAATCATCAACACCATATTCGTCAGCACTAGCTCCTAGTTTAGTATAGTCAATACTTAAAGATGGTTGAGTGTAAGTTGGTGCAGCACCTAAATCTGAAATTATTGTTGTTTCTAAACTTGGTGCAGTTGGAGCAGAAAAACTTATAGATAAATCAGAAATACTTGGAGCTGTAGTAAGTGTTAAAGTAGGTGGAATATATGTAGGTACATTATTAGTTACATTAGCTTTTGATATTGATGCTACATCTGAAGCTCCAGCGTCTGCGTTTGTAGCATCTGTATAACTTACAACACTTATAACAGGAGAAGATGGAACTGTAGGTAATGTCATATTACCAGGAAGTGAATCAGATTTAGTATTAATAAACAATCTTGTTAATTCTTTTGCAGTATATAATATTAATCCTCTTTCTAATTCGTCTGGAAAATTATCTACACTAACATCTGTTGTTGAAACAGTAGTATCTGGAGTTATTCTTCTTACTGTAGCAGTTTCTGTACTTGTTGGTGCAGGTACAATCTTCAAATCGCCATTTAATATATAATACTTAGGGTCTAATTTACTATTTGCATATATACTACTTGAATCTCCTAAATCATCTACCATATATGCAGGAATTTCTAATGCTTGTCTATTCCTAGCTCCATCGTTTCTTGTAACAGAAACAACTTTAAGTACACTATCTAAGCTTAAAGAGGTATTATCATTTATAGTGCTACCTGATGTAGTCATTTTTTCAGCCATTGCAGGATTAAGCATAACATACTTTGTTATGAATTTAACACCCTCTACTAAAAAAAGATTAGCTTCTGCTATATAGCTAGGACTTTCTATATCCCCTACTATAGCTTCTATTTCATCTTTAAATGCCATATTAATAATCCCTTACTATTTTACCGTCTTTAGTTTTTCTACCTTGTTTAGCTTCATATAATTTCTGAAACTTAGATTTTGGTTTTTTTGCTTTGTTTTTATGCTGTGATGGCATTTTTGCACCGCTTTTTTTAAGGTTTCCTAAAATAGTTTCATCAACTTTATTTGCTCGTGCTTTTTGTGCTCTATCAATAGCTCCATCTTTTTTATTGTCTGTACTATTAGAACCGCTACCTTGTGGGTTGTAATTGTCTGTCATACTTTTTTTCTTCATTTTACTCTCCTTTTATTTAAAATTTTGCGGGGAGTATATTGCAACTCCCCGACTTCACTCTATTATTTAAACTTCAATACAGCGTGTGTTTCTGGTAGAGCAATTTCTAGACCTGCTTCTGTAAGAATCATGTCTTTTCTTCCGTCAACGTCGTTGTTTTGTACGTTTGTCATAATTTGCGTATCACGAGATTCGCCATTACCTTGTAAAGGTCTGTAAGCTACATTCTTTAAGTCAATAGCTACAGCATGGTCTGCCCATGGTCCTCTTAGTAGAGGTTCCATAACAAAATTAAGACTACCATATAGGGTGTCTACTTTAGTTACAGCTACTCCGTCAAACATAGATTGACCTTTACTTACGTCTACACTAAATGGTGCATTTGCATACGCCATTGTGTTTCCTAAGAAAGATGATGAACCTAGTTTATTTAACCAGTTCATGATTTTACGTGAAGCAAGAACAAGCTTATTACCACCAGCTCCTGATTCTGCATCCATGATATTTGACATTGAGTCTACAAATGCATCGTAATCTGAACTAGCGTAAGTAAATTGCTCTACTTTACCATTAATTTCAGTATAAGGTAAAATACCCCATGATTTACGTGTATCTGAATCTACTGTTGATGAACCTGAAACTTCGTCAGCTGCTGCACCGTAACCGAATAGTAAAGCGTTTTCAATGTCCATCTTATGTTCCATAAGTTTCTCTTGATAAACTCTCATGTATTCGTTTGCGTCGCCTCTGTAACGAGTAGCTAAAGCTGTTCCACTAAATAGAGGTACTGCAGTCTTAAAGATTTGACAGTATCCTTCATTTGTGTAGAACTCATCTCTCCAGCCATCTGGTGCAGTTCCGCCTTCAGCGTGAGCTGTACCTACTACTTGACCTTTTGCATCATCTGCAAACTCAAGTGTGTCAGCAGCGTCAAAGGATACTATACCCTTATTAATTGCTGTTGCTCCGCCAGCTGTGTTTACACCAGGAACATATACCGCTTTAATAAAGTCAGCAAATATTTCTGTTCTAGCTATTGTTGAGCCTGCTACTCCTACTCCATTTACAGTACTGATTCTGTAGTATGCTACTACTGGTCCTGAAAGAAGTCCGTTACCTGAAGTTGCGTCAGCCGCACCTTCATTTTTAAAGATTCCTTCTATTGCCACAATTTGTCCCACAGTTAAAAACTCTGGTGCATATGTGTCTGTTGCTGCGCCTTTTCTTCCGAACTTATCGTAGTCAGCTGTTAAATACATATTTGAAGCATCGACGATGTTTAAACTAGCATCGTTTGAACTCCAAGTAATTGCACTAACTGCAGACTCTAATCTAAAGTTTCTGCGTTGCCATTGATGTCTTTTTTCTAAAAATTTGAAAACAGGGTCATCAGTTGGCTTTTTAGCCACTTTTGATAAGTAAGAAAAGAATGGAGACGAAGCAGGTGATAGTTCTGCTACTCTTTCGCCAAAATTATAGATACGTCTTGTATCATTAATTGTAACGCCTTGTGGAGTAACACCTATACTGCTTGAATATTGTGTTGCCATCTTATTCTCCTTTTAATTAGAATATGTTTTGTTTATTGAAGTCCTTTATCATGGAATCCATCATAGAGTCTTCAACTTTTGTATTTACTGATGACTGGTCACTAGCTCCTGGTTGAACGCCAATAGGTTTTGGTATACTTAGTTTTTCTTGTCTAGATTGCATAGTTTCTACTTTTCTTTGAGCTTCTGGAGTTACCTGAGTAATTTCCTGTGCCGCATTCGGCTGTTTCAGTTGATGTAGTTGTACTAAATTATCTAAAGACAAAGAATCAGGTGCAGACATTTTTACTAAAAAGTCCTGAGCTTGTTCAGGCGTATAATTATACTTTATTTGTAAATCTCGCATAACTTTTACATCTCTATTAGCTATTTGTTCTTTTTGTTTTTGCTGTTCCATTTGATTCATGTAATTGTCATTTGAATTTGATACATAATCTGACATATCTTCCAAATAACTTTGTTGTTGTTCTAAGTACTTTGCTGATGCACTATCGGGGTCAGTCAAAGCTTCAGAGTGGTCAAACGCAGAAGGTTTAGTAGGTTTAACAGGTTTTTCTAAAACTGTTTCTTCTATAACAGGCGCTGCTTCAGTAGGTTGAAATTGTTTTGACATTAACTCTGTCACTTGCGATTTCAATAAATCTACCTCTGCAGAACGTTTATCTGCTTGACTTTGCCAATATTGAAATTGACTATCATCACTCTTTGGGTCACTAGTAGGCTGAATATCCGATGGTTTATCTTCAACTACATTTTCGGCTTCAGGAGCTTGATTAGCTTCTGGTCCAAAAATTGTGTTAAAAATATCATCTTCACCAGCAGTTGGCTCAGTCATGCCTTCTACTTCCTTCTCATCTACTTGTGCCTGTGTATTTTCTGTATTCATTTTACTCTCCTTTGTTAACTCTCTTGACCTTCATTCATAGGTTCAAATATATCATTTTCTTGAACCTCTCCTTCTGGTATATCAGAGTTCATTAACTGTTGTTTTGCATCGTTTAGCCTAGCTTTATATAAGCTAGTTGCCATATCAGCTCGATTAGATACTTTATCTAAATCACCGCTGAATTTTTCTACTTCAAGTCTTTTCTTCGCATGAATCTCTTCACGTGAAGCAGTTTGTAGGTCTCCCTTGACTTTCTTCAATTCTTCTTGTAATGCTTGATTTTGTTGTGCTAGTTGTTTCATTTGACCAGAACGTTCTAGTACGCCTTCTAAGTCTACTAGTTCTGATTTCTTTAATACCTCTACTTGGTCAATTAGTCCAAGTTTATACATTTCCATGTAATTATTTAATAATGCCATTCTATTTGTTGGTAATGTAGAACCTGAAACTACTACAACATCATACTTTCCTACTCCTATATCATGAAATTTAGCTACAGACATATTGTCCATTTCTTTATAAAAGTTAAATCTTTGTTCTTTTTCTGTTCCATTAGGTTGTACAAGACGTATAACTTTTTCTTCAGTATACAGTTGTTGCATTAATGGTATAGCTACTTTCGCTAATTGATTTAACATACCCTCAATATCATCACGTCTTGATTTAATTCTTCTTTGTCCAAACTCATCTACTACTAAAGTACCTCTATAAGTAGAAGGAGCAGATTTACTACTGCCTTGCATCAACTCAAAAATACCAAAGCCGTATTCCAAATCATATTTAGCATCAGCTTCATTTTTATATAATTCATTTGGAAGTGGTACTGGACCAGCTACTATCGGTGCACCTAGTTCAGCATCGAACTCTATAACACTGGTTCCAGCTTTACTCCACTCTTGTTCGATTTGGTTTAAGTCTGCTGAACCACGAGGGATTAAAAGTTTTACATTTGTACTTGTACTTGCGTGTGCTATAATTAATGAACGAATTTTATTAATATATTCCTGTAATGGTCTATACAATCTAACATCAGATTCAGGATAAGGATTTCTATGATGTACATTCATTAAAGTTACAATAGGGTAATCATCTATCGGTAGTAAACGTTTATATAACATTTTATCGCCTACCGTAACAATCATTTTAACACGACATTCTTCTATTTCATTAGAAATAATTTCTTCGGAACCAATAAGTTCTTCTACAGTCATAGGTATTAATAATGTAGTACTACCAGGGATACCATTCTCATCCTCTTCTCCAGGAACTCTTATCATTTCTTGTTGAATAGGTTGACCAGATTGGTCATATTGAACTTCAGGTATTCTATAATGAAACATTGGACCTATTTGTTCTATAATTTGATACATTTCTTCTACAGAATTTTCTTCAAACAATATTACTTCTTCACCTTTAACAGTTTTTACTTTCATATAGTAAGTAGAAATATATTCTTCATATTCTTTTTTATCTAATAAATGCTCTTGCTGCGAAAAAGGTTCGTAACAATTATAAAAACTATGTCTTTCTTTTGTATATCTTTCAATATATTGTCTTCTGTTATGAATTGTTTCTGTTCCATCTGTTTGAAATAACTGACCTTCTGTATTAGATAAATTAGTAGAAGGATAATCGTTAGATTCATCTGGGTGCGTAGCAGCAGATTCTATTATATTATAAAATTCAGGGTATATTTGCATTGCTTGTTCATCTGTCATATAGCTAGTTACCAATATGTTAGCAGCATCTCTAGCAAATATATCTTTAGCGTTTGGGTCTATATATACATCCAAAGGATTTATAGACTTTACATAAACCTCACCTTTACCCATGTCTGCGTCTGGGTCTTGAAACACTTGAAGAACACCCATACCTCCAACATAATAATCATCGATAGTTTGTTTTAATTCTTCATCTCCAGCTGAAATTCCCCATATATATTGGAAAAGGTCTGAAAATACTTTAGCTGTGCTTCTATCTGAGTCTTCACGACCAGTAGAACGGAATTGAGGTGAATTATAAGTTAATAAAGATTTAGCTGTTTCTACAATTGGATGTATTCTATTTACTACTATTGGTGCTTGTCCACGTGATTCAAGTACTTCTCTTTCTTCGTTAGACCATTGAGCACCAGCTCTAAACTCTACTGCTTCTTGAAATTTTTGAGCCCAAACTTCTCTAGCACTTCTGTAATCATTGTATATCTCTCTAGTCTCCTCAACTTCTATTGGAGTTTTTTCTGGATTAATAGACCCAGAATCAATATCAAAAACAAATTTTAAATCATCTTTTGATTGAGACCTTGTGCTTTGTGTTCTCTTCTGAATTTTTTTTGGCATTTATTTGTTTATAACCCTTCGGTATCTTTACCTTATCTAAATTATCTAACTTATTAATAAAATCGTTAAAATTTAAATAGTACTTGTTTTTATCCATAAATATAGTATAGTGAAATTACGGGATTTTTTTATTGTTTGTCAAGGATTATTATAGTAATTTCCAAGATTTGAGTGGTTTTCGGCTATACCACGCATCTTTTGCATCTTTTTCTTTCTCTTGGTGAGCTGGTCTATAACAATTTTTATTAGCATAAAAGAATCCATCGAGCAAATCATCGTGTTTTCCACGTGGATATAACAGTAATTCATCTTTAAATGCCTGCATATTAGATTGGATGTATACTTTTTTGTTTGCAAAGATAGGCTGCAAACTTTCTAATCTGTAATTCTTGGAGGTACGAGGGTTCTCTTTTATCTCTAGTCCAGGTATAAACATACCCATTTGTTCTGCTTGTTCTTTAATATATTGACGTAACATTTCTTGGTAACCAACAGATTCAATACGAGTTTTAGTACTTTTGTATTGTTTGAAGTTATTTATGATAGCATCGGCTAAATCTAATGGAGTAGCTCTTTTCCTAAAATATGGAAGTATAAACCTATTAAAGTCTTTATCTACTGCAATATTAAATATAACAGAAAAGTCTGCACCTTTTTTCGTACTGGATGCAGGGTCGACTCCTGTAAATACATTTACAGGTCTCCTCTCGTCTACTTCCTCACCATTTAGGTTCGTCAGAACGAGAGTTGACAACCCTTGCTCATCTTTTTCAACAAACCCTTCCCAGGCTTGAAAGTCATCTTTCCTAAACAAGTTATCTTCATCACCAACAATCTGACACAAGTATTCCCTGTAAAATACAGATAGTCGATTAATACTTTCTAATTCTTCTTTCTTCTGTATAAGTTTGTCGATACCCCAGACCTCAGGCCATAAAGCTACTTTATTTTCTAAGTCTGGTCTAAACTCTAAGGTATTCCAACCTTTCATTTCTTTTAATGTTTCTACAAGACAACGTTCGTGCTGGGGAGTACCGATAACACATATCTGACCATTAAGAGGGTCCAAGGATGGAACACCAGATTGTAATAACCAACGTAGATTATATTCCATAGCCTCAGAAGTCTTTGTGTTATTTTCATCTTCTGGGTCATCAAGTATAAGTAATGTAGGTCGTTGGTTTCCATGTTTGATTCCTCTAATCTGTTGTCCTGTTCCTTTGCAAATAATTAAGCTGCCATCTTTTAATTCTATTTCATTGTTTGTCCACTTGCGTGCAGACTGCATTCCCCAGTACCCAAAGAAGTGTCTAAACTCCTGGGAGTAATCTAACACATCTTTAATAGTACCTAATAGCTTGGTGGCGTGACCCTGCGTTCGAGACACTAATACAATTACTTTAACACCAGGAGTAAACATCAAGTGCCATAAAGGATAGATACCAGCAGCCACCGAACTCTTTGCGTGTCCACGTGGTGCTATAATATTTATCTGTTTATCTTCTGGGTCTAGCAATGCTTTAGTTAAATCGTAGTGAAATGGTGGAGATTCACTACTAAACATATTAGGCATCACCATACGACCGAATAATAACATATCCTGTTGCATCTCTAACAACATCTTCTTGTTGTCCATTAGTCTTCCTTAATTGTAACGGTAATACCCCAATCTTCTGCCACAGCTAGTAATACAGCTATGAACTCATTCAGATTGTTCTTCTTGCCCGTTATCTTTATTTGTTTTTTCATCAAGTTGTCTTGTTTGCGTTGCTTTTAATTTCTTAGTTTGTTTTTCATACGAGTTTTGTATTTGATGGGTCATGTCCATTTCTAAAGTATCCGTAACCTCTTTTGTCTTAGGTTTCATATCTAGGAAATCACCTAACTCCTTGGCGGCACGAATCATATTACCTGGGTCTTCTTTAACCTTTGCTACCTCAATAGCGTCTTTAATTACATCTAATACAAACCCTTCATCAATTTCTCTATCAATAAGAATCTCTTTTAGTTTATCTTGTATCATCTTCTTTACCTGTTTAGTTTTAAATAATCTTTTAGCTGCCATAACGGGATTATCTTGGTCGGGTCTGTATAATGTGCCTATTTTAGCCCAATCTGGCTGTAATCCTGCTATTTTGTACGTTATATAGGCATCCATAGCTATATCTGCACCCTTCTTTTTTACTTCTAAGTCATTATAACTCTTAGTAGACACAGTACTAAAGTTATTTGACCTATAATGCGGTTCAAACTCAAGAATACCATGTTTAGTAACCCATTGTCTACCAAATGGGAAAGTATATTCAACCTTACCCTTGTAATCTTTGCGATATATACACTCTGACACATAATCATCGTCTGATATGCCAAATTCTCCTGGCTTACACTTAGACCAATGCTTGTATGTAAAGTTATTAGCGTCAGCTTCTTCCTTCTTGTAGACTACATAGACTACTGGTTTGAAGTTATTTTTCTTTAATTTCTTCGTTATCTTTATCATTCGGTTCAAACTTTGATTGTAGGTACATTTTAAAATCTCCCTGCTCTTTCTTGAAGGTAATGTACTCTGTTATTAATTTATCGGTGTTATAAGCAATCATCTTTATCTGTGATACTTCCATCATCAACCCATCAATAATGTTTAACATCTCTTTCTGCGTCATCTTCTGTTTAGGTTTTTTCATATATTTTTCTCCAAAATTTAATGTAGGGTATAAATAAGATAATCTATTAGCTAATTAATACGTAGGTATACTTACCGTATTAAATAAGCTAATAGAGTTCTAATTCTTTTCTTTTACATCTATATCCAATTTTATTGCTTCTTCTACTGTAGAAATTTCTAGATGAGCTTCCATTATTTCATATATTCTGATAGCTTCATCGTTTGCTTCAGAAAAACTAACCTCAATCCATTGATTCTTATCTTTATCAAATTTTTCTAAAATTTTTTTTCTACGTGCCATTATATAATTTACAGTAAATTTTTAAGAAAAGTCAATAGTTGAGTTGAAAAATAGAATTAGAATGCGTGTGAGTGATATATAGTAAACCTACACCCCAACTATTCTTTGTTAGATTATTGTATTTCGTTGAAAGTTTAGCTTTTTCTAATACATCGTTAGAATGAGAAAACATCGCCTTTCATTACAGCATCTATAGAGAACTACAGATGGAAACAATAATAATAAAAGAAAGAGAGTAAAGAAATGTTATATGGATTAAGAAGAATAAAGTGGAATAGTGTCGCTAAGAAAGAAGAGATGGGAACAATCCACTCAGAGTGTGGTGCCAGAGTAGACAGATATGATAGTGTTATTATAGAACACGACAAAGATAAGCAGTATCTGGTAGATGAAACTACTGGTTGTGCTCAGATGACTGAGACACAAAGACAAGAGCTTACAGATAAGTGCTTCTTGTTACAAAAGGGACTAAAGCTAGCAGACGCTGGTAATCTTAATGCGAACTTTGGATATGAAGACAACAAGAAGGCAGTAACTTACTACAAGCTACAACCTATTGTATAGCATAAGTGTATGGTGTATAGGGACATTCGTGTCCTTATACATCTTATACCCTACGAGTAAAAAAATGTAGTACGAAGGTTAGGGCAGTTAACCCACAAAACAAAATTGTAGATTATAACCCTACAATCTGTGCCTAACCAAACAATTAGAATGCTAAGGTTATACGAGAATTCGTAGGGGTAATATGGAATATAGAATTATGTTCAGTAATGTTTTAACATTAAGTATTGCTTCCCAAGTAACATCCTAGGCTTAGCATTCTATACATTAAAATCATAGTAAGTGGTAATAGTAATATTAGCGAAACCTAGTATTAAGAATAGTAGATATGCTAACTATTATCTCTTGCTATTTTATCTAATTGTAGCTAGCTGAAAAGAGCTAGCACAGCTAATACTAAAACAACATAAAGAAAGAGAGTAATAATGATAAAAGAACACGAATTTAATATTAAGAATAAAAACTATTGGATAGGAAAATGTAATACTAAATTTAATATCCAATATGGAACAAAGAGATTTAACTTCAATGTGAAGAAATGTAGTGCCAGAGTGCTTCAGAATTGGTATTTTACTGTCAACACAGCAGAACAATTACAATCACATTATGATATGTTAAATTTATACTAAAAAGCAATAGAAATAAGGGTTCTACGGAGATGGTAGATTAAATGTGAACTATATACAATATGGATAAAGTCTGAGATGCAGTTGATGCTTCAACCACTTTTGCAAGAGTGTTTCTGTAACATATTGTAGCTTCAAACCCTTAGTTCTATATTAATATGTCTTAGAACAAAAATTAGAAAGTGGATAGCTTCCAGCCTATAGATTGTAGATAAGATGGCTATGGGTTTTTAAGACATATAAAAACATAAGGAGTAAACTATCCTTCTAAAGGATATAGGTTGCATTGACGAATGTGTAAAACTCATTAGAGTAAGACTAAATCCACCTTATTTAAAAGTTAAAACAAACAATACAAAGGAAAATAAAATGAAAGAAGAAACAAAAGTAATATCTAAAAGCAATAAGAACAGAACCCAAATGGTTGTAGTGCAAACTACTATCACTGGTAAGAAGAATCGTAAAGGGGAACCACTAAAAACCTCTGTTACAAAACATATAAAATACAATCCAAGTAGAAAGGAATTAAATAATGAATAGATATAAAACATACATAATGTTACTAGCGTGTTCGTTAGTAGCATATGTAATGTGGGTTACAGCCACATATAAACCTGTAAAAAATACTACTCAGATATCAAACTACACACCTGAAAAGGTTATTAAAAGTGAGATACCTGAATCACCTGAACTAACACCAGAAGAAAAGGTAGCAGTTCAAGAAGATATCAAGTTGCAATACAAAGTTATTGAAGATACTATTGATATCAAGAAAAAATCAGTAGAGCAGATGCGTGATGATGTGCAAGATATCTTAGATGAGATAATCAAAGAGGATAGCACAGTAGTTATATCATTTAATATGCAATACGAATTAAGATAAAAATATAACAGATGGAGTGGGATTTTATTTGTCCCTTATTAAGTTGACTTAAAAAAGGGTTTTCTTTTTCCCACTCTATCACTCAAAATAAAAAGGATAATAATATGGATAAGTTTCCAATAGATGACGAAACAATAATTAATACTATACAATTTATGTATGGTGAAGATGTCAATAGAATAGAAAAACAACTTGTAAATGATGTTATATATGTCGTATATTACAATAAGAATGATGACGAAATATATAGATTGTATTACGAGGAATTCGAACAAACACTAGCTAACCAAGCATATGACAATGCAATGGATTTAGCAGAAAGGAATAGATAATGATAAATAAAAATGAAGATGGTAGAGAAGTAGATAATATAGTATACATAGATACTAATGGAACAGAAATAACATCTGATAGACAATACACTAAGTTTCCATTCGATGTAAGAGAACTTATGTTCTTAGAAAAAGGTAATGAAATGCTTAATGTAAAAAATCCATTTAGTGGAGAACAATATTTATTATCACCAGTAGAAGAAAGTGTCTACTCAGTGATAATGGGCGCACAAATGATGCCTGGATACGAACAGAATAACAGATTAATACAAATGGTTCGTGATGGGTTGAATTGGTTTAGAGACAATAATGCAAAAGCATATATGGCTCTATTAGATTAATAATAATAATAAATAAAGGAGAGTAAAATGGCTAAAATAGATAGAGCTATGTATTTCATACATAAAAACGACACACAAAGTGGGTCAAACATTAAAGATGTATCAAGGCAATTCTTTCTATACTGGAAACTATGTAATCTATACAGATTAAATACCAGAGAAATGAATGCAGAAAACATCTTTAATGGGTTTACACAATTACTAGACTATACCGAAAGAAATAGTTGTAGAGATTTGTATGTAAACAACGAGATTGATGTAGAATCAAATGTAGAGATTCAGTTTGAAACATATGATTTAAATGTAAGTGCTAATTCAGTAGCAATAGATAATCTAAATGAAGTTGCATTCAATGACGATGAGTTTGAAGTTGATGAAGAAATATTTCACGACGATATATCTGAGAGTGCAAGGGAGTTTGATTGGTATGTAGAAAGTTCAGACAATAGCATTAACTGGAGTTCTATTGAATCTGATTTAGTAGAACCTCTTGACGATATAACACTAGTCTATATGTATGATGAATCATTAGATATACATTCATCTGATGTAGATTTGTTTGTTAAAAATCAAATGGAACAAATTAGGTTAAGCAACGATAACATGACAGACGATGCATATATGTCGTTTATGTTTGGTGAGTTAAAAGCTCAGATACAAAGACGCAATGCTCCAGAAGATAAAGTTGACTCTGAAACAGGTGCACTAATTAACTAATGGATAGACAGTTGTTAGATACAGCTATAAGGAATGTGGCTGCCCGTAAAGGGCAGTCGTATTGCCTGTATCTAAATAAACATAGCATCTTTGGTATTATCAATGAAGATGGAAATTTCGTATTAGATTATCAAGGTATGCACGAAGAGTTTGATGAAGAAGTAAAACTCTTAGAAATAGAACTAGCAGAACTACAATACGATAAACATCAACAAGATAAAATAGACATTGGTGAACCTAATGTAAACAATGAAAATGAGGTGTTATAATGGGATTAGACCAATCAGCAGGTAAATGGATGCAAATGGAATGGAGTCATCTCAAAGATGATAATGGTAAACCTAAAACATATGAGGACTTTGGTCCATATTCTTGGCGTAAACACGCTAGATTGCATATGTTTATGCAAGAAGCTTATCATCTTCAACACCAAGATGCAGAACCAGAAGAAGTACATCATTTCACAGAAGTAACTTTAGATAAAGAAGATATTAATAGACTACAAGAAGCTATTGATACTAGTTACATAGAATACTTTTGTGACGGTGGATTCTTTTGGGGTCACCAGTTTCAAGAAGATAGTGCAAATTATTACAAACAACAAGATTTAGAATTTGTAGAGTTTGCAGAAAGAGAGTTAGCCAAAGGTAATACGATTACATATCGTTGCAGTTGGTAGAATTA